GACCTGGAGCAGGTAATAATCCAGAGATAAGAAAGACTAGTATAGATTATGAATCTATTAAGCTACATAAGATTAATAGTTTTACAGATAATCCATTTGATATAGATCATATAGTAGTATATCATTGCTGTTGGAAATCTTTCAAAAAGATAGGATTTGTTACTTTACTAAATCCAGAAACTGGAGAAGCTGAAGAATTTCAAGTAGATGAAGATTATAAAGTAACAGGTACTGAACAATCTGTAGAATGGGATTGGATTATTGAAGTATGGGAAGGATATAGAATTGGTGATGATATGTACATAGGAATTCAACCTATTGAATATCAACATATATCTGCTGATAATCCTAATTCACAGAAATTACCTTACACTGGTGTAGTGTATAATAATACTAATAGTAAACCTAGATCATTAGTAAGTATGATGAAACCATTACAGTATATGTATATTGTAGTGTGGTATAGACTTGAGTTAGCATTATCTAGAGATAAAGGTAAAGTAGCAGTAATGGATATTACTTAGATACCTAAATCTATGAATATTGATGTTAACAAGTGGATGCATTACTTGAGTGCATTAGGTGTAGCTTTTATTAATCCTTATGACGAAGGATGGGATATACCAGGACGTGAGGGAGGTAAACCGTCTCAATTCAACTAGTTATCTTCTTGGGACTTAACTATGAGTAATGTAATAGCTGAGTATATTCAATTAATGTAGAAGATTGAAGATATGGTAGCTAAGCTTACTGGTATTACTCCACAAAGACAAGGACAGATTGCTGCTAGTGAATTAGTAAGTAATGCTAATACTGCTGTTAATATGTCTTATCATATTACTGAACCTTGGTTCTGGAATCATAATTAGGTGAAGAGAAGAGTATTAACAATGCTATTGAATACTTCTAAAGCAGCTTGGAAAGATAATAAGAGATACTTGAATTATATATTAGATGATGCTACCAGAGCGTTTGTACAATTATCTGATAATTTCTTCTATGAAGATATGGATATATTTGTAGATGATAGCACTAAGAATCAACAGTATATAGATCAATTAAAGCAATTGCTGCAACCTGCTGTGCAGAATGGTGCTAGTCTGTTAGATATTGCTGAAATCATTACTTTAGATAACATGAGTATGATTAAAAATAGACTTGAAGAGATAGAGCAGAAAAGAATGGAACAGATGCAGCAACAGCAACAGGCTGAACAACAAGCTCAACAGCAGATGGCAGAACAACAGAATCAGCTTAAAGAAGAAGAACTTATACTTAAGGAAGCTGAACTGGATCTTGAAAAATATAAAGTAGACCAAGACAGATATAAAGCAGAACAAGATAATGCTACTAAAATTACTGTAGCACAAATTAATTCTTATCGTGGTGCTGAGAATATGGATCAAGATATGAATGGAATTCCTGATCCAATTGAAATAGGAAAGCAAGCTCTAGAATAGCAGAAGATAAATTCTGATATTGCTACTAAACAATTAGAACTTAACAATAAGCGTAGAGAAATAGAACAGAAGAGAGAAGCTGAAAATAAGAAGATACAGCTTGAAAAAGATAGAATGAAGCATGAAACTGAGTTGCAACGTATGTCTGATAAAGCTGCTATGGATAGAGAGAAGCTAAAGGCAAAGACAGCTTTGAGAAATAAAGTAGTAGGCGAATCTAAATCTAAATAACTATGAACTGGTTTAAAGAAACGTGGTGGTTAGTAAAACAATTATTTACTACTACTAAGAATAAAGATAAAGTATAGTATAAACATATGGATCATTATCCTTTTAGTGGATACTCTGCAATGAGTTGGCGTGGATATATTTTGACTAAAAAGAAAGAATCTGATATTAAAACTACTACTTGGAATCACGAAAATATACATTTACAGTAGGCTGAGAATAAGGGTAGTTGGTTAAAGTATTACGCTGATTATGTATGGGAGTGGATCAAAGGCAATCCTATTACTTATCCTGCATCATCGGCATACTATACAATACCTTACGAAATGGAAGCATACGCAAATGAAGATAAATCTGATTACGAAATTAATACTAATAAGTATAAAATAAAAAATCGTAAAAAGACCTATAGAGAGAATAAGAAAAAATTGGTTTAACTATATTAAAAATTTATAATTATGGCATGCGGTGGAAAGAAAGGTGGCAAAAAGTCATCTAAAAGTGGAAAGAAAAGTAAATAATTATGGAACGTGAAGCATTTAGATAGAGAATGCAACAGTATAAGTAGGCTAGGGAGAATAATCCCTAGCTGAAGTACTGGGATTGGAAGAAGTATGCAGATGGTGGTACTATAGATGAAGATCCACCATAGAGTACTAGTGAAAGACCTATTACTAACTTTGACCCTAAAGGAGATCCATATAATCCTACATATGGATATAACCCAGGTGCAGGCTACGTTTCAAATTCAGATCCATTAGGTAGTCTATATGTAGAAGGAGCTTTACTTAATCCAGTATTTAAACTAGCAGGTAATGCAGTATCTAATGTAGCTAGAGGATTAACTAAATACTCTTCTAAATATGTACCAGAAGTAAGGAGAACTGTGTAGGATAAAATAAATAGTTTATTCCGTAGAGAAGCTGAAGATAAAGCTCGTACATATAAATTATATGATGATGCTATAGAATCTAGAAATAGAATAATTGAAGATCTATATTCTAATCCAGCTTATATGGAAAGAGCTAGATAGATTTAGAATACATACGGTGATAATTACGCTAAAGTATATGAAGATATAATTAATTAGTATAATACTAATTATTGGAATTTACCTAATCCTGTTATAAAACAGTTAGATGCTAAGGCTAAAATGTAGGCTAAAGACGCAGCTGTAAATAGGTATATTACTAGAAGACAACCAGCAGGATACGATGATTTTGAGTATTAGATAAATAGAAATCTTACAGAGATAGACTACCCTACTACTAGACATGAATTAGGACACTATGTAGATTTTAATTTAGCTAAAAGTTCAAATCCCGATTATAGCAACTCTATGTTTGCAGAGTTGAAAAGAGACTTATCAAAATAGAAGAATCCATTATTTCCAGATAAAACTGATTATTATAGTAAAGGTACAGAATAGAAATCTTATATGAATACTCTTAGAGAGTATATGTTTAAGAATGGTATGATTAATAATATAGGAGATAAGGTAACTTCTAGATAGATTAAGAAAGCTATAAGATCATTACCTAAAGATATGAGATCTATTGAAGCTGCTTATCTTCAATTTGCTACACCAGGATAGTATACAAAATGGTTTAATAAAATACCTTTACTTGGTACTTATCCAATAGTAAATAAACAATTTTAGAATTATGAAGAAGATAAAGATAAAGCCAGAAAATAGAGGTAAGTTCAATGCAACTAAAAAGAAGACAGGAAAGACAACTGAAGAACTAACTCATAGTAAGAATCCTGTGACAAGAAAGAGAGCAATATTCGCTTAGAATGCTGCTAAATGGAATAAAGGTAAAAAGAAGAAAAAATAAATCTAATTAAATATTTTAATTATGGATAAAAAAATGACATTAGGTGGATTTGAAGCTGTATTAGATAGCTTTATCCCTAATCCAGATGGTGGTTTTAGAAATTCAAATATTGATGAAAATGTTAATGTTGATGCTGATGAATTTGAATCACTAGACGATGAAGAATTGGAAGATATTAAAAAGAACAATATCGAAGTAAAGAATAAGAAAGAAAATCCAGTAGAGGAAGGTACTGAGGAAGAAGAAATCGAAGAAGGAGATATTGAAGATAAACCAAAACGTAAGCCTGGTAGACCTCGTAAAGAAGAAACCATTGAGGAAGAAGCAGAAGAGGAAGAAGAGATTGAAGATAACAATGAAGAAAATGTTGTTACTAACTTCTTTGATGCTATGGCTGAAAAACTTAATTGGGAATTTGAAGAAGATGAAGATAAACCCAAAAGTGTTGATGAGTTAATTAATTACTTCCAAAATGTCATTGAAGAAAATAGTAAGCCTGAATACTCTAGTGAAGAAGTTGAAGCACTAGATAATTTCGTAAAACAAGGTGGAGATTTAAAGAAGTATTTAACTATTGATGCTGAATTAGATTTAGATGATATTGACATTGAAGATGAAACTAATCAGAAATTAGTAGTAAAACAGTTACTTAAAGAAAAAGGGTTCTCTACTAAGAAGATTGATAAGTTAGTAAGTAGATACGAAGAAGCTGGATTACTTGAAGATGAAGCGCAAGACGCTTTAGAAGATCTGAAAGAGATTAAAGAGGAAAGGAAGAAACAGCTATTAGAGGATCAGAAAAAGGCTTATCGTGAATAGTTACAGAGACAACAGCAATTCTATGATAACGTTGTTAGCGAAATAAAAGGCTTAAAGAATATACGTGGTATTACAGTCCCTGAAAAAGATAAAAAGGTTTTAATGGATTATATACTTAAGCCAGACACAGACGGTAAAACAAAGTACCAAAAGGACTATGCTAAGGGTGGTGTTAAGAATTTCATAGAATCAGCATACTTTACAATGAATGCTGATAAGCTTATTGAGGCTGCTAAACGTGAAGGAAATAATTCAGCTATT